GTGTCGATGCCTGGCCCGATGGGTATCTCTTGTAGTTACCAGCAATGAGGATATATGAACGCTCATCACCTTTAGCCCTGAATCCTCTGTAGCAATCTTCTGAGCATCAAGCCTCGCATCATTATAAGCCCTGTTTATTTCGGTGTCCGTTATGCGCTTGGCATTGGATTCCGACACACTAAACCGGCTTCTAATGCGCTTAACAATATCAGTCGGATTATCCCCGGCCTTGGCGCCCAGGGTGATTTCGTTAAAAACCTGCTCGGCTGTTTGCGTTGACAGCGTTTTGACTAATCCATAATCAAACACTTGAGCGCTTCGAACTGCATCATTATACCGAGGCGACAAAAGAACGCCGGTCGTGTTTATTGTTGTGGGCGTAAACCCTCGAACCTGCACCCCTTGAACGATTGCCTGTTCAAGTTGCTGATTTAGGTCGATTAATTCCTGTAGCGTGCCCTGCCTATACGGTAGTTCTATCTCTGATCGATACCACCAATCATCAGGCATCAAATCACCCTGAGTACCTAATGCAGCATCGAGGTAGTTTTGAATGGCTAATTGTAACGCCTGAAGATCACGAGAAGTCATCTCATATTGGTAAAATATCAGCGTCGAGTTAACCGTTTGCTGCCGTCGCTTTCTGGGTATAGCTCGAAACTGGGCAATAATCTTGCGCTCGGCAATCTTCAGGCGCTTGGCAAATTTGGCATTTGTTGCGCGCCTGTTGGTTCGCTGTCCGGTTGGGTCTTTGTCTGTTGGCTTGGCCATTATTCTTCTATGATCTCGTCATCATCTTTAACGTCCTGATCACCCTCATCATCTGCCAAATCTGGGTCAACATCAGGCTCATAATCTGACTTGTCACGCATCTCGCCAGCGCTATAAACGGGTTGCCCGCCTGAGCTAAATTGCTTCTGGTTAGCATCCGCCATCAATCCAACATTTGTTAATTTCTCAGTGTCAGACAATGCAAGCAGATCATCCCATTCAACCGTATATTCTGATTTTGGCAATACTCCATAGGTAATCATCCAGTCTATTGTATTTCTAACAAGCTCGGTAAGCCAGTTGCCGCGCCTGCTTTGGCCGGTAGACAATACAGACTTAGAATCTTCAGTGCTTGCCAACCTGCCTGTTTGCATCCCGCTTATGACGGTTGACGCCACCGAAGAACCTGCCGCTATATCACTCAAAGCAGCCGCAAGAAATTCTTTAGGGTTTGCTAAATCGGATTGCAAAACAGTTGGCTTTAAACCAGGAGTCCACATCCCTCTCAGCCCCCTATTACGCATCCAGTCATCAAAATTATCATTGAACTTTTGCAGCAGCAAGGCGTTTTGGGAGGCACTTGAAGCGTCAGTTAGTTCAAATACCACCGATTGCGCCGCGTTTTTGTAGAACCCCTCGCCGCCTGCGCCAATGATCTTACGGGCGTCCATGAGGGAATTGTAGATTGACTGAAGAACCGGAACGCCATATATACCGCCATTGTCCGCGCCTTCTGCGGCTATAATCACCCTTGAGTGATGAATGGTAACTGTGTCCGTTGTGTCTGGGTTTCTGCCGCCCTCTGCCCTAGGTTTAAATTGATAGGTTAGTGGCTGGCCATAGCGCTCTGACTGGACATTTTTCTCATACGTCAACGGCTTTAGCTGCGACTCGTAAAGCGGCATCATATCAATTAATGAGTTACCGGCACTCAACTTTTTTAGCTCGTCAGACGGTTTTGCATTGTCTTTAACTCGCATGAAAAAACCGGCATATTGACCAACACGTTGGCGAGTATCTAGACCCTTGAGTCTCTGCCACATATTCAACCGCTCAATAATCAGATCCAATTCGCGTTTAAATTGATCTGAAGATTCTGTAATATTTGGCGGGGTGATCCAGCAAACATCTGGGTATATTTCCACCACACGCTTGGCAATACCAAAGCGAGAATACATGTTCATATAGTTGTTAAATGTCAGGCTATCAGGGTAGCCATAATCTCTATACACATTATGCAAAGTATCCGCATTGTCATAGCCAGCGCCGGAAAGCGAACCTCTTTGAGCTACAATTGCACGCGTCTGTGCAGAGTTAATCATCAAGGCTTCTGTTTGACCTATCGCTGCGTCTAGCTCTTTCTGTGTAAAGGTTTTTTCGTCTGACATTTAACCACCCATTGATAATTTTAAGAGTTCGGCCATGTGATCTTGTTCAATAGGCGCATATGCCATTATGAACGCGTCTGCGTCATTTGGCGAATCAACGTCCCTTTTGGCTAAATCTTCCTTTGATTCTACCTTCACCTTGCCGGTTTTGTCGAAATGCCTTCGTGGTGTTGATAGCTCAGTAACGAGATTGGCGAGGTTTGGCATATCAGAGCTAATGCTTATAAGCTGATCTTCTGGGAACTCCTCGCCCTTGATCACTGCGTTGTACGTATTCCTGAATCTATCCGCAACACACCACCACGCTTGAGCTTTAAGATTAGCAAAAAAATCTTTATTGGTAACTCTTTCGGTTTCAGCATCAATGTATAGGTCTTCAGGGCCAATTACGCCGGCACCCGCAACAAATTTGGAATATTTAACCCGGCCTATCATGTTTTCCTCTTCTCGCTGGCCATTCATCTCTTTGAACTTTGAGCCAGCAGTAGCACCAACGCCAATAGAATCGTATTTTATATCAGCGCCTAACTCTAAGCCCTTACCGTAAACCCTTGAGCAGCTCTCTAAAAGCTCGTCCTCTTTCCCTTTCCAATGCTCGCCCCATAACGCAACAATGCCATAAGCGTACACCTGGGAGTTTAAATCCTTACCTGAGTCGGCAACATCAAAGCCTAGTCGCTTCTTTCCTGACGGCTCTATGCCTAGTTTGATATGAGCATCAATAGCCGCCTCTATCCATGATCGCTTAATAACAACGTTATCATCGTCGGATCGTGCCAAGCCTAAATAAACATGCTCATATTCGTCGTAATCCAGCTCTTTCAATCGGTTTATTTTTCGGAGCATCGTATTAGAGAGAAATTTGTTCTCATCGTAATTGATATGGCGAACGATAATTCCGTTTTCTGGGTCGTGCTGGAAAGTCTCAATAAAATCAGCAACTAGGCGGGGGTTGTATAACATCCAGCATTCGGCACCCTCGGCCCTTAGCGTTGGCTCGATGACAGACCATTGTTCTTTTGTGAGCCCTTCAGCCTCCTCTATCCAACCAATGTTGGCACCTTCAAAACCTTTGATCTCTGCAATGTTTCGGTGAATGCCATAAAAATGGAACTCTGAGCCGGTTTTTCTGTGCCTAATTACGGTCTTAAGAATCTCGAACTCATCAGAGAGGTGAAAACGCTCTATCTGAATCTTAAGAATGGCATAAACCGATTCAGACATTTTACTTTGAAATTGCCGCATACATAAAAATTTAACTTTGTATGTCCGGGCAAGAAAGATGGCAAATCCAGCGCAATCCCACGTTTTGGAGCTGGCGCGACCTCCTTTGAGTATCTTAAGATCAGCTTTTGTTTTCCAGAACTCCTTTAGTACCGGATTTAAGCTAGCCCTCTTCGTCATAGAAGCCATTGAAATCTTTGGGGGTCATTGACCCGTCAGAACTAGTCAGGTCGATCTTGTTTGTGGCATGGTTGCCGTCCATTTTGTTTAGCTCAGAGAATGCAGAAACAATAGCAGGCAGGTTGTTAGCAATAACGTTACCCATGGCATCCGTCTTGTTTTGCATGCCTTTCTTTACCACTTCCAAAAGTCCTTTCTTGATATCGCTAACAGAAACACAGAACTCTTCTTCCGTTTGTTGGTTAGAAGCGGCCTGTATTTGGCTGATTCTGGTCTGAATCTGGCTGGTTTTGAACAATTTACAGCCTTTTGTGTCCGCTGTACCGTCAGAACAGGCCGATTTCGGAAACGCGGCACGAAAAGATTTGCCCTTCTTGCCGTTCTTTATGAATTCAACGGCATAGGCATTCGCTTCTTCGACTGTAGGATTTTGCTGGCTCATACCTCAACTATCCCCCTTTTCACTGGTAGCGGTCAAATCTTGGGCTTTAACCTTGTCTTTGAAAATATACCTAACGGCGTCATATCCATTAAACCCATTAAGGTGAGGCCTAACCATAATGGCGTGCCATGCAGCAAACTCTGCAAAGTCAGACATCATATCTTCTTTGGTAATCTTGAATTTTGAGGTTACTTTTACCCCTAAGCTAAGATTACCCCTGCTTGAGTTGAACTCTGTCCCATGCTGAGACGAATAAAATATAACTGCGTTTGACATATCCCCGGTAATATTCACGCCCCAACCCTCAGCCCATATATACCAGCCAACTTCGAAACAAACTTAACAGCCGTCGATTCCTTAACCTCTGCCAGCTTCCAAGAATCGCTTTTGTAAAGTGTAGCCCTATCCTTTTCGGCATCGGTAAAATAAATGATATCACCACTCGAATCACGCCAGCACTGAGCCTTATTGTCATATAAGAAAACTTTGGAATAACCGTTAATATCTGTTATTGCGACGTCTGCAATATTTGAAATAGTCATGATTCACTAACCCCTTTGTAATCCTTTATTGTCTGCATGGTTATGCGAATACCGCTTTTTGTTTCAACAGCTAGAATGTTCCCTTGCTCTATTTCAACGTTTTCTATGCCGCCAAAGTTCTCGCATACGTATTCTATCATTCTGTCGGTTTCTTTTTCTGCTTTGTCGTCTCGGTCGCTCATCTTGCCTTAACCCATTGATTCAAAGTATTTTCCACCCGCTTATGCAGCTCGCCATCAGTCGCACAATACCGGTGAATAGTCCTAACTGACACGCCGAAGTATGTAGCTGCCTCATCTCGCGTCTTGTTCTGGTCTATGAGCTTGTTAGCAAACTCTTTGCCGGTCATTATCCAAGCCCTGTATTGTCTTCAGTGATTTAACCTTATGACAATATGTCACTTATAGCAAGAAAAGAAATGTCATTTTGTCACTAAATTAGAGGAGGCTAGAGGATAAAAATAACCCACCTACCCGATACAGCGCATTTGTTGCGCTAGACAGTTACGCCATACTAGGCAGGTGGTACATCTTTTCTAGCTCTATTTTCGGCACAAGAAGCTAACTCGCATGAAAGGGAATCACCCCTTGCCTTTAAAGCTTGGCCACGATATGCAAATTAAATGACCGGTCATCACTGGGCGTTAAATTGGTGCTTATACGATTAGTTACGCAATATTTCACCCCGGCATTGCCGCCTGACAGCCTTGCTTGGCAGTCGCTTCCAACCAAGCTGGAAGCCTCGAATGTGAGGCCGCTGACGGTATCGCCACCATTTACTGCTGCGCCATCTATTAGCCATGAGCTAGTGTTTATGGTTTCGCCTGATTTTAGCGGATAAGTGAACCCATACCAAACGTCT